AATATAAAAATATATAAAAATAAAATAATATAAAATAATATAAAATATGGATGGGGATGGTAGAGCTGAAAGTTTTGGTGATGATGTTTCAATGGGGGTAATAATGTATTCAGAAGATATGGGTATAGATATAGATATAAATACGAAACTAGATTACCTTAGAATAGAAAGAAAAGCAAAGTTAAACAACTCAGATAAATATATGTTATCTGATTTTCCTATAACTGAAGAAAAAAGGGAAGAATGGAAAATATATAGACAAGCACTAAGGGATTTACCATTAAATCAAAATATAGAAGATATAAGTTTAGATTCAATGTTTAAACTATCAGGTGTTAATTGGCCAATAGAACCAACACCTTAATTGGCATATAAAAGACCACCCATGCCTTCCATAATCCGTAAAACATTATAATTTTTAGCATATAAGTAAATTTTATAACCTGTATATGATTGATCTCCTGTGAAAGATATTGAGAAATTATCTATTCTTGAGAAGTTACACGAACCACTTGGTTGATAGTCTTCGGGTTTTATACAGAACGAATACATATAAATATTTTTTGAAGGTATTGTATAATTATTCTCTAATGGTTGTATGGTGCGGAAGAATGTAGCGTCTCTTGCTTTAAATCGATCGATACCATTAAATGTTAATTTCATAGTTTTAAAATGTTCATATATCTGAGTACCACCATTATTTCTTAAATAAGAAGGATTGACTAGTTCATGTATCTTATAATTTAAATAATCATTACTATTTTGCCATGGGTTTGGTGCTGTAGCAAACGTATTTTTTAAGTTATCAATTAATTTATAATCATCTCTACTTTGAACAGCAGTATTATTCTGAATTACCCAATATAAACATTTTACTGGATGATTAAGATTTAGATCAATATAAGGTTTATATTCCCTTTCTACAAGTTGAACCTGTTCGATCAAGTATTCATGATGTTCTTGAGCAAACCTTTTCCTCTCATCTACATCCAAATATATATAATTTGTCCATAATTTTATAATTGGTTTTTTGGGTTCCGTAATATCACCTCCACTTACACTCACATCATCCACAATCGTCATTTTTTCTGAATTTATAATTTGTTTAATTCCTCTGAATGTTGCCTTTAATTTTACATCATGAAATTGTAGTGCGATTAAAGGAAGTGATTGACTTATATCTTTACAACACCAAAAATCAAGGGGGATGAACATTTTGATATTTTCTGGTTTAGTTATATTTCGATTATCAGTGGGATTACGGTTTATTAAATAATCAAGACCACCATCTTTATGCCTTAATTCATTTAATATATCATAATATCGACCATCATGTTCATCAATAACCTTTTCACCGATTAATAATGAAACTTCTTTTAAAAATACAAATCCAGTAGTATTGCTATAATGACAATAATTAGTTGTTGATGATGTCGCGTTATGTATATCTTGTTCGGGAAGATCGATTTCAAAATGCATCTTACTTAGAAGATCACCACCTTTATTAATTGTATAATTAAGTGTAAATTCACTATTTTTTATTTCACCTTGTAGTATTTGTTCAACACATTCAATTGAAAAATTAGTATGTTTTCGATATACTGATTTAAAAAAACTGGTTTCAGGATTTCCGATAATATATATATCTTGACCGCCTTGGATTACTAATTGTAATGTTCCTCCTCCCATATTAATATAAATTATATTAATATATTAATATATCTTTTTATATGTTTTGAGAATAATAGAAAAGTTATTTTAAAAAATCAAATGTAATTCTATATATTAAATCATTGACATAAGTTTCATAATAGATATCTTTTAACAATGTATTATCTGTTATTAAATGTTTATCTTTAAAATAATTAGGTAATTTCATATTGCTTAAATAATCACTCACGGTAAATGTTTCAATGTTTAATGTGTGTCCAAAACTTTGGAAATGTTTGTTTATTTTTTCAATATCTTCGAAACTGATTGTTGATATATTTAATGCTTCTTTATCAGAATAAAGGTATTTTAACCCCATTGTAAAAACCATTAAAAGTTCTTGAAAAATATGCAATCCTATTTTAATTCCATTTTTAGGAGGATCTAATTCTAATTTAACACTATTCCTTTCTCTCGGTTCACTTGAAAAAAGAAATATAAGAAAATCATCTCCACTCCCATCGATGTATTCCGTATTCTCATTCTCCATATAGAATAATACTATATTTAAATATTAATACGCGAACGATGATAAGGACTGAGTATAAGGATTATTTTTAAAAGGATTTAATAGATCTTTGTCAATTCTATCGGACATTAATTCACTATCTTCTAATTTATTTTTCATTGTTGTTAATTCAATACTTTCCTTATCAATATTTGTTGAATATACTTTTGATAATTTATTTTCAGATTGATTCATATAATCGCTGTCTATTTTCTTAATCTCCATATTCATATGTTCCCCACCATTGACTACTTTTGTATTACTTAATGTGGGCATTCTCCCCTGTGCGATCACCTCCTTATTAGGATTGGTTTCCGCATTCATATAATTGTCCTTGAGCATATCTCTACCGTATCCCTGCGATCCAGCAACACCCGTATAACCACGAAGAGTAGATTCTTTAATTGTTACCTTCTGGTCTTCGTTACCCATTGTTAATTTATTAAAACCACCACTCATATAACCATTATTCGCAGAATCAATTGTGGTCTGTTTCTTTGTGACCCTTACACCATCTTGAATACCTTGGGTTGTATTCACCGTTGTATTACCCATATATCCATTATTAGCTGGATTAATCGTTGTTTCTTTGATAGTCCCCTTTATATCATCAAGAATACCAACAGTATGGTTACCTACATCAGTACTTAAATTTCCTTCATAGGTTCTCTCACTAGTTACTTCTCTTTCATTGGGTAGAGCGCGGTATCCTTTTCTAGAAAAATCAGCATCTCCTGAGAATTGATCTGCCCCTACATTTCGATTTGTATCATTCTGTAATTGAATTTTAAGTGGTTTCTTGTATTTTGATCTTTTTTCACCTTTTGTATAATTTGCTGAAGCACCACCTAGTTCTTGTTTATTTAATGAAGAACGGTATGTATCTTTTAATAAATGTTCGGGATTCCCTCGTTCTTTTAAAATAGCCCCTGTTGTTGTAAAATACCTTTCCGGACTATTTTCATAAAATTTATCAGGATCATATTTCCTGAATTCACCCATATTCCCTCGATTTTCATTAATATTCTTTCCCGAAATAATACGTCCTTCATATGTTTTCTGTTGATTTGTTTTTGTTCTTAAAAGGTCTATATTTGTTTTATCAGCAATCATCTGTTTTATTTCGCTATTAATATTACTTTTTGTATCAATGTGACTTACTTTTTCTTGTTCGAAGGGTAATTCATTTTTTTTGACACGCGACTCAAGATACCTTGATTTGTCTCCAATATATTCGCCAAATTGATTTCCAAAAACATTATCATTTCTCTCTAAAGGGAACATTTGTCCTTGCTCTCTCTTACTTTCCCTTAATCGATTATCTCCCTGGTGTCTATCCAATGACCGTGTGTCATTAAAATCAATAGGATTGGGTGCTTTCTTAAAATAAGGTTGTGATGTAATACCTTGATCATTCCTTAGAAAGTCTTCAGAATCAATTGTTTCTCCTGAATTATTACTATAAATCAATTCTTGAAATCCCTCAACATTAAGGTTACGGTTTAAATTTTTATCATTGATAACTTTGGAACCTTCATTGATTGATGAATTAAAATTATTATCAACTAAATCCTTCACTTCTTTTTTAGTTTCAGTGTAATAATCCCCTGAATCATAAATATTTTCACCATTTGACATATTTACATTACTATTAACATTTGTTATTACGGGGTTATCCCCATCGTCCTTTTTATTTTTTAAATAACCCACAGCAACTAGTCCGAGTAAAACAGCAGCTTCCATTTAATACTTTAATATATAAAAAAATAATATTATTATCTTATTTCAACCATACTTAATAGTTCTTCGGGTAT